GGAGGAGACGCCGCCCCCGCCGGAGGAACTGGACATCGACGGCACCGCCGCCGAGATCCTGGCCTGGGTCGGCGAGGACGCGGACCGGGCCGCCGAGGCGCTGGACGCCGAGCAGGCGAAGGAAAAGCCGCGCTCGACACTGGTGAAGCAGCTGGAGAAGTTCGCCGGCTCGGGCGAGTGAGGGGAGGCCGCCATGGCTCTTCCCCCGCTCGCCACGACGGCCGACCTCCGCAACGCCGGCGCCAGCGGCACGGATGCCGAGCTCGATCTGGCGCTGCGCCGGGCGTCGGCCCGGGTGCGCCGCTACACCCGGCAGGACATCACGTTCGTCGAGAACGACCCGTTCGTCCTGCCGGGCGGGGAGCGGGTGCTGCGGCTTCCGCAGTATCCGCTCGTCGTCGACGACGCCCATCCGCTCACCGTGGTGGAGGTCGCCGATTTCAGTGGCGTCGAGTGGGAGGCGGTCGAAGGCCGTGACTACTCGCGGCTGGGGAACGAGCTGACCCGCGGCTATCCGTGGCAGGCCCCGACCCGCCTGATGGGCTGGCCGTGGAACCGGGCGCAGGGCGTGTGGGCGCCGAAGGTCCGCGGCGCCTACAGCCACGGCTACAGCGAGATCCCCGACGACCTCATGGACGTCGTGCTGGACCTGGCAACGATGAACCTGTCCAACCCGGAGAACCTCCGGCAGGTCAGCATCGACGACTACCAGCGCACGTTCGCGTCGGAGACCATCGGCAGCGCCAAGCTCACGCAGCAGCATAAGGAAGACCTGCGCCCGTACCGGTGTGCCGCGTTCTCGGTGGTGCCGTCATGAGCCTTCTGGACGCCGCGCTCGCGGCCGGAAGGGCTGAGGCCGAGGCTCGGATGCGGGACACCGTGCGCCTGTACACGCAGGCCCCGGACACCTTCAACCGGTCCACCGGCACCACGACGCCGGGCGCGCAGACGACCCTGTACGCGGGCAAGGCTCGGGTGAAGGCGATCGCGCAGTCGACGGGCGAGGAGAAGGAGTCCGGCGAGCGTGAGGTTGTGGTGCGCGAGTACGAGGTGCATCTGCCGTGGGCCACGCCCTTGCCAGGCGGGACACGCGTTCTGCCGGGCGCCCGCGTCGAGGTGACGGCGTCACTGGATGCCCGGATGGCCGGCCTGGTCCTGTGGGTGTCCGGGGCTGCGTTCAGTGCCCAGTCGACGGCGTGGCGGATCAGGACGGAGGACCGGTCGTGAGCGCTCGTTTCGACATGTCCGATGTGCGCCGCCTGGAGCGGCATCTGGCCCGGGCGATTCCTCGCGCGCGCCGGGATGCCCGTGCGGTGGTGCGTCGGGGCGCGGTGAACATCAAGCGGGACTGGCGGGCCAACGCAAGGTCGTCCGCTCCGAAGCACGCCCCGCACTACCCGAAGTCGATATCGTTCGACGTCAACTCCTACGGGCCCGACATCATCATGGCGATCATCGGCCCGGACAAGGGAGGCCCGCAGGGCGCGCTCGGCAACCTGCTTGAATACGGGTCGGTGAAGAACCCGCCGCACCGTGACGGGGGCCGGGCCCTGGATGTCGAAGAGCCTCGCTTCGAGGCGCAGATGGCGCTGATCGCCGAGCGCGGCTTGGCCTGGTGGTGAGCCGGTGAGCACACCTACGGTCCTGCCGCACGTGGATGCCGTCCAGGCGGCCCTGGAGAGCGCCGAGCTGACTGTCTATCTCGGCGGCACGCCCACGTCGTCCGGCTGGACGCCTCCCGACAAGTACGCGGTGCTGCATCCGGAGCCCGGCGAGGCGGTGCGCGATTCCCTGGCCGATGTCCGCGCGGACTTTCGGACGACATTCCAGGTGACCTGTGTGGGCGGCTCGATGGAGCGCGCTCTATGGGTGGCCGACAAGGTCCGGGTTGCTCTGTCGGCGCCGCTGGTGGTGGCAGGGCGGGCAACGTGGCGGCCGGAGGATCTGGGTGGGCCTCCGGTGCAGCGTGACGACGACACCACTCCGCCCAGCTTCTTCGTGCCGGTGCAGTACCGGCTCATGTCCATTCCCGCCTGACAGGAGCCTCTCGTGGCGCTTCTCGCCCAGCAGGTCGTCGCACTGAGCGGCCTGACACCGACCTACTCCGCTGCCGCCGCGTCCACCACGGTGACGTGTGGCGAACGCAGCTTCCTGCACGTCAAGAACACCAACGGCAGCTCGATGACCGTCACGGTCACCGCGACGGCCAAGGTCCGGGGCCAGGCCGCCGCCGACGTGGTGGTGACCGTCCCCGCGACGACCGGCGACAAGATGATCGGCCCGATCACCGCCGACCTGTTCGCCTCGGCCGCCGACGGCGTGAGCGCATCGATCACCTACTCCTCGACTACCTCCGTCACCGTCGCAAGCCTCGTCATCTGACGCACCCCGTCCTGCTCGCCCCGTCGTCCGGGGCTTTTTCATGCCCTGAGGAGGGTCCATGTCCGACCTGATCAACGACGGAATGACCAAGGTGGTCTGGGCGTCGTCCATCGCCAACATCAACGCGCCGACCACGACCGAACTCAACGCCGGCGCCGACTACACGACGCGGATCACCCCGGACGGCCTGAAGATCGACCCGTCCACGGCGGACGTCGACACGTCCTCGCTCGCGTCGACATTCGACACGAAGACCGTGGGCCGAGTGGGCTACGACACCGAGCTCACCTTCAAGCGCGGCACCACCGGCGGCGAGGACCTGCCGTACACGACGCTGAAGTACGGCGTCAGCGGCTACCTGGTCGTGCGGCGTGGCATCGCCTACGCGACCGCGTGGGCGTCCTCGCAAAAGTGCGAGGTGTACCCGATCACCTGCGGCGAGCCGCAGAACTCGGCCCCCGCCGCGAACGAGGTCATGAAGTTCGTGTCTCCAATGAAGGTCACGGGCCCGCCCGCGACTGCGGCAACGGTGGCCTGATGCCGAACATCGCGGACATCCTCAAGCAGGCGACGCCCCGGCAGCGCACCGTGCCGGTGTGCGTCCGGGGCGACCTGGCCAGCGAGGTGGAACGGCTGGCTGACGAGATGGCGCGGGAGACCAAGGAGTGGGAGCCGTCGAGCATCGCCGACGAGCACCCGGGCCGCAGGCTCGCCGCCGAGCTGAAGGCGGCGCAGGAGGCGGTGAAGGCCGCCGAGGTGCCGTTCGTCCTCCAGTACATCGGCGACCGCGCGTATCACGACCTGCTGGCCGCGCACCCGTCGGACAACCCCAACGAGCTATTCGACGACCGGACGTTCCCGAAGGCGCTGATTGTCGCGGCCTGTGTCGACCCGGAGATGACCGCCGAGCAGGCCGAGGAGCTGTTCGAGGTCATCAACCAAGGCGAGCAGAAGAAGCTGTTCGACGCCGCTTGGGAGGTCCACAACGCGGCCGATGTCTCCCCTTTCTCGTTGGCCGCCTCCGCACTCCTGGCGGGCCTTGGCGGCGAGAAGTAGAAGCCGCCCGAGCCTGGAGCGTGCCCCACAGCGTGTTCATGGGGCGCGCCGTCCAGCCGGGTGAGCCGCTATGGCTGCCGGAAGACCGCGCGTGGGCTCTCGCACTGATGGAAGTCGAGGCCGACTCCTGCCCGGAGTGCCGGCAGCCCTGGCACGAAGCGACCGACATCAAGAACGAGTTCGCATACCGCGCCGAAGTGATCCGCTGCCATGCCTGCACGACGTCCGCGAAGACGGTTAAGGCCAAGCAGGACAAGGGCGAATCAGTCGAGGGCCTGCACGTTCGCCTTGAACTGCGCAGCTAGCGCATGACCACGACGGGGGTGATCCGTGGCTACCCGCACCGTCAACGTCCGCCTGGTCGCGGACGTCAACCAGTACACCCGCAACATGCGGCAGGCCGCCCGCCAGACGTCTCAGTTGGCCAACGCCGGCGCGGTCGTCGGTACGGCGCTGGTCGCCGGATTCGCCGTGGCCGCGGCCTCTGCGGCGAAGTTCGACAAGGCACTGTCGAACGTCCGTGCCGTGTCCGGGGCTTCCCGCAAAGAGATGGAGCAGCTGCGTGCGGCTGCCCTGGAGGCAGGGAAGACCACCTCGTTCACGGCGACGGAGGCGGCGGACGCCGAGGCCGAGCTGGCGCGCGCCGGCGTCTCGGTTGCGAACATCACGGGCGGTGCCCTGAAGGGCGCTCTGGCGCTGGCGGCGTCCGGGCAGGTCGATCTGTCGGAGGCGGCCGTCGTCGCAGCGCAGTCGATGAACACGTTCGGCCTGGCGGGCAAGGATGTCACCCACATCGCCGACCTTCTGGCCGCCGGCGCGAACAAGTCCGCGGCGGACGTGCACGGCCTGGCGATGTCCCTGCGAATGGGCGGCCTGCTCGCGCACCAGACGGGCCTGTCCATCGAGGACACCGTGGGTGTTCTGGCCGCGTTCGCCGACCACGCGCTGATCGGCTCGGACGCCGGTACCTCGCTGAAGGTGATGCTCCAGCGTCTGGTCCCGCAGTCCAAGGAAGCCAAGGGCGCCATGGACGCCATCGGCTTCAGCGCCTACGACGCGAAGGGCAACTTCGTCGGCCTGACAGAGCTCGCTGCCCGCATGAAGGCCAGCTTCAGCAAGCTGACGCCGGAGGCGCGCAACGCGGCCATGGCGACGATCTTCGGTGCGGACGCTGTCCGCTCGGCGACGATCCTCTACGAGCTCGGCGCCGACGGCGTCAGCAAGTACGTCAGTGCGGTCGACGACCAGGGCGCGGCCCAGCGCATGGCCTCGGTCCAGACCGACAACCTCATCGGCGACCTGGAGCGCCTGCGGGGCGCCATCGAGGTCGCCCTCATTGAAGGCGGCTCCGCAGCCAACGGGGCGCTCCGGGACATGACTCAGTGGATCACCCGGCTGGTCAACGCGTACAACAGCCTGCCGCCCGAACTCCAGCACGCGGTCACTCTGTTCATGGGGTTCGGCGGTGTCGTTGCCCTGGTCGCGGCGGGGATCCTGCTGCTCATCCCCCGTATCCACGCCACCACGGCAGCCCTGGCAACGATGGGTGTCACGGCGGCGAAAGTCCGCGCCGTCATGCTCGGCCTGGGCCGTCTTACCCTGGTCGTCGCCGGACTGGAAGCCGTCGGGTGGGCCACCGAGAAGCTCAACAAGCTGTTCGCGGACGCCCCGCCGAACGTCACCAAGATGACCAACTCCCTGCTCGGCCTCGCCAAGAACGGCAAGGCGGCCGGCGAGCTGTCCAAGACGTTCGGCAAGGACTTGGACGGCTTCGGGTCTGCTGTGGCCCGCATTGCTCACGCTGGGGTTCTGGACCACGTCGGCGACTCCCTGTACGCGATCACCCACCTGGGGCACGACTCCGCCGACCTGGACGACGCGAAGACCAAGATCAAGGCCGTGGACGACTCGCTGAAGCAGCTCGTCGATGGGGGCGCCGCGGATGTCGCAGCCAAGGCTTTCGCCAAGCTGGCGGTCGAGGCCGAGGCGCAGGGCACGTCGACGGAGAAGCTGCGGACCCTGCTGCCGCAGTACGCCGAGGCCCTGACCGCGGCGGACACGCAGCAGCAGCTGACGGCGGACTCGCAGGCCGAACTCGCTCAGCAGGCTGGGCTGACGACTGCCGAGTTGCAGGACCAGAGGACCGAGGCGGAGAAGCTCACTGACACCCTCAACATCCTCAACGGCGCAGCGATCAACGCGGCCGACGCGGAGATTGGGTTCCAGCAGTCCCTGGACGACCTGAGTAAGGCAGTGAAGGACAACGGCACCAGCCTGGACGTCACCTCCGACAAGGGCCGTAAGGTCAAGTCCGCGTTCCTGGACGCGGCCAAGGCCGCCCAGGAGCACGCGCAGGCGATCGCGGAGCAGAAGGGAACACAGGAGGCCGGGCAGAAGGTCCTGGAGAAGGACATCAGCCTGCTGCGGAAGCAGATGACCGCCGCGGGGTTCTCCAAGGACGCCATCACCGCGCTGATCGGCACCTACGCCAAGCTGCCGCCCGTCGTCACCACGGACGTCAAGGCGAACACGGCCAAGGCCGTCACCGACCTGGAGGGCGTGAAGAAGCAGCTCAAGGCCACCAAGGGAAAGACGGTCACGGTCAGCGCGCTGACTAAGACCGCCGAGACGAAGCTCACCGACCTCGGCTTCAAAGTGACCCACATGAAGGACGGGAAGGTGTCCGTCACCATCCCGACCGGACCGCCCACGGCCGCCATCGCCACGATCCAGGGCGCGATCAACAGCATGTCGGGCAAGACCATCGGCATCGGTGTGCTGAGGACCGAGTACCTCACGACCGTGAAGAAGACGGTGAATGCAGAGGACGTCTTCAAAGGGGTCAAGCAGGCGAACGGCGGCATTCTGTCGTTCTACGCCGACGGCGGCATGCGGGAGAACCATGTCGCGCAGATCGCCCGCAAGGGCTCGTGGAGGGTGTGGGCGGAGGATGAGGCAGGAGACGAGGCCTACATCCCTCTGGCACCCGGCAAGCGGCCGCGCTCCAGGCAGATCGCTGCCGAGACCGTCAAGCGGCTCGGCGGACAGGTCCAGTGGTTCGCCTCCGGCGGCCTGTCCGGCTTCACCTACGCGCCGACCGGGGCCCCGGTCCTCGGTGGTCCGTCGGACGCCAAGGGGCGCTACGACGACCTGATCGACCGTCTCAAGGACGCTTGGAAGCAGTACCAGGAGGCAATCGCCGAGCGGAACAAGGTCCTGAAGGACAAGTCGTCCACGAAGGCCGAGCGCGCCGCCGCGCAGAAGGCGGCGGCCCAGGCCTTCGCCGACGTCAAGAGCCTCGACGCCGCCCTGGGCTTCAAGGCCGGCGTACCCGCGCCGAAGGGCTTCAGCCTGGCCGCCTACCAGAAGCAGCTCGCCAACTCCCTGAAGGCGACGACGACGTGGCGCACCAACCTGGCGAAGATCGCCAAGCGGGGCGGTGAGGACGTCCGCGCAATGCTGGAGTCAATGGGCGAGGACGGGGCCACCCTCGTCTCGGCGCTCGCCGGGGCCTCGGACAAGCAGTTCAAGGACATCACCGACAAGCTGATGAAGACGGGCGAGCTCGCGAAGGCGACCCTGGCCGACTTCACCAAGCAGCTCGGCGCCAGCACCGCGGAGAGCAAGACCTTCGCCGCGGACCTGCAGAAGCTGGCCGCAGCAGGGTTCGGCGACCTCGCCCAAGCGCTCGCCGCCCAGGGCGACTCGACGGCCATGACGCTTGCCCACCAGGCGGCAGCCTCGCCGTCCCAGGCCGCTGCCGCCAACAAGGCCGTCGCCAGCGCTCAAGGGGCGCTGTCGGGCGACGACCTGGCGAACGCCCTGACCCTGCTGACGACCCTGCGCGGCGGCCCCGGCCGCGGCTTCGCCGACCTCATCGCCGCCGGCCTGGACGTAGCCACCATCCGGGCCCTCGTCCCCAAAATGACCGCCCAGATCAAGTCCCTGCCGACCGCGAACAAGGACACCTTCATCCGACAGTGGGTGCAGCAGGGCGGCAAGGCCATGGCGGCGGGCGGCATCCTCACCCGGCCCTCGGTGGTACTGGGCGGAGAGGCCGGTGACGTCGAGTCATGGATCCCGTGGAACGGATCGGCACGCTCGCAGGCCCTGCTGGCGAAGACGGCCGCGGCCATGGGCTACCAACTGGTGCCCGCCGGCCGCTACCGCAGCGGCGGCACATCCACGGCCGCCGTCGCCCGCGAGGTCACCAGGCAGCTCACGGTGAACCTCTACGGAGCCAAGCAGACCGCAGCAGAGCAGGCCTATGACGTCGCCCGCGTCATCAACTTCGTCGGCTGAGAGGGGGAGGGATGCCGTACACCCCGGGTGCCGCTCTGGACGGAGTGGGTGCGACCCTGGGCGCCGTCGGTCTGGGCGCCGTCGACTCCGACGGCGTGGCCTGGTTCCTCCAGAGCCTGGAGGGCTGGGACAGCCCAGAGATCAGGTCGGAGGTCACTGACCGCGAGGGCGATCACGGCGCGTGGGCGTCCCCGGTCTACCTGGGATCCCGGCCGATCACGCTGGCCGGGACGATCGACGCTCCGTCGCGGTCGCTGCTGGAGCAGGCAATGGGCCGTCTGCGGGTAGCGGCCGGCCTCACCGACACCGTGCTGACGGTGGCCGAGACGGTGCCGAAGCAGGCCGTCGTGCGGCGCAGCGGGAAACTGCTCATGCAGTACATCACCGACACCAAGGCCAGCTACTCGGTGATGGTGACGGCCGCAGATCCGCGCCGCTACGGCACCACCCTGCAGTCGGGCACGACGAACCTGCCGACGACGACGGGCGGCCTCACCTTCCCGATCACCTTCCCGATCACCCTGTCCGCAACTACGGTGGCCGGCCAGATCAACGCCGCGAACCTGGGCAGCTTCGACACTCGCCCTGTCCTGACGATCTCCGGCCCGGTCGTCGCCCCCACTGTGGCCGCCCTCTACCCGGACGGCACCGTCAAACAGCTGGTCTACTCCCAGGACCTGCAGTCCGGGGATCAGCTGGTCATCGACACCGACGCGCACACCGTCACGCTCAACGGGAACGTGTCGCGGCGGCGCTTCCTGACCGTCTCCGCAGGATGGCCCACCATCCCGGCCGCCGCGGCCGACGGCTCGCCTTCCGTCGTCGCCTACCAGTTCCAGTCGGGCACCTACAACGGCAGCGCAACGCTGACCGCCACCTGGCGCTCGGCGTGGATGTGAGAGGGAGGCATTCATGCCAGTAGACCCGTGGGCCATCGACACGCTCGCCTTCACCGGCCTGGAAGCCAGGAACGTCGAGATGGGCGCCATGGCCAACGGCACCGCCCTGGGCTCCCGTTCGGGCGTCCGCCCAGGCGACCCCGGCCTGACCGTCACCCTGGCCGGGAGCACGATCAACGTGTCCGCCGGCGTCGCCGCGGTCGCCTACGCCGGGCAGGGCGTCTACCGGGCGGCGTTCCCGTCGTCGGTGTCCCCGGGCACCGTGAACGCCGCGCACGCCACCCTCCCGCGCATCGACCTGGTGTACCTGCGAGTCTGGGACAACTCCGTCGACGCCTCCGGCCTGAACAAGGCGGACATCGTCTACCTGGCGGGCACCGCAGCGGCGTCGCCGGTCGCACCGACACCGGCGGGAACGCAGATCTACATGCCGCTCGCCACGATCAGCGTCCCCGCGTCCGGGGGCGGCTCGCCGTCGGTATCCACCGCGGTCCGGCCATACACGGTCGCACCGGGCGGCATCCTGCCCTCGGCGACCGCGCCAGGCAGCCCGTACACCGGGCAGTTCTACGACGACGGCACCAACCTGCTGCGCTGGAACGGCAGCGCCTGGGAGACCTACCAGAAGGCGCCAGGTGCGTGGACCCCGTGGACGCCGACATGGTCGACGTCCACGGGCCTGCACCTGCCGTCCTACGGCAACGCCGTCCTGGACTGCAGGTACACCAAGCTCGGCCGCCTGGTGATCTTCTACATGGACGTGGCGTTCGGCTCGACGACCAACTTCGGCAGTGGGGCGGTCTCGTCGGACAACTGGACGTTCACCCTGCCGGTGACGGCGGCGACCGCCGGAGCAACGCTCGGCAAGTGCTCCATCGAGCCGGGCCACTCCCAGCGCGCGTCAAGCGCGATGGCGCAGATCAACACGGGCGCCACGACGATGAGCATGTACATGGACGGCCCGCGCATCGACGGCACCGCGACGGTGACCGGCGTCGTCGACTCGGTCACGCCGTTCGTCTGGGGCAGCGGGATGCGCTTCAGTGCCACCTGTCAGTACGAGTCTGCCTCGTGACGCCGTACACCCTGGCCTGGTACGGCGTCGACCTGCGCACCGGCGGCATCGTCGAGGACCTGCCTTCGCTCAAGCCGTCCGGGGCCCTGGTCCGGAAGCTGGGCGCGTCCGCGACGCTGCAGCTGGAGCTGGCCCTGGACGGAGCGCCGGACGGCTGGGAAGAGGCGACCGCCCCCGGTCGGTCGATGCTCGTGGCAGTCGACACCGCCACGGACACGCCGGTCTGGGCGGGCGCCATCCTGCCCCGCGAGGGCGGCAGCGCATCCACTGTGCAGCTCGGCGCCGCCACTCTGGAGGCCTACCTCGACGCCCGATACCCGGGCACGCAGACGATGCTGACCGTCGACCAGGCGACCGTCGTCACGAATCTCGTCACGCCCGCCCTCACTCAGGGCCCGCCGTTCATTATCGACTCCGTGGCCACCGGAGTGACGATGGACTACCTGAGCGACGACGGCGACGACAAGACGATCCTGTCCTGCCTGACCGAGGTGATGGGCCTCGACGGCGGCCCCGAGTGGACGATCGACGTGGTGTGGAACGCCGGGCGCAACGGCTTCCAGTTCCCGATCCGGATCCGGTCCCAGATCGGCACCCAGTCGGCGAACCCCGAGGCGGTCTTCGACTACCCAGGCTGCGTCTCCGAGTACGTCCTCGCCGAGTCCTACGAACGAGACAAGGGCGCCACCCGCGTCCTCGCCCGCGGCGAGGGCGAGGGCTCGTCCCGGCTGACCTCGACCGCGCACGATGCGACCGCGCTGCTCGCGAACGGCTGGCCGCTGTGGGAGTACCGGTACACCCCGGCGACCGGAGTCACAGACCCCGACCAGCTCGACGCGCACGCCGCGAAGTCCATCGGCCTGATGGCGCAGGGCGGCCAGGTGTGGACCATGAAGGCCGACGCCTCGCAGGCCCCGCGCCTCGGCTCCGTGTGGGGACTCGGCGACTCGGTCCGGCTCAGCGTCGAACGCTCCCGCCGGCACCCCTCGGGGACCGAGGTGGTGGCCCGCTGCTGGGCGTGGGAGCTGGAGCCGGGTACGGACGAGGTCCGGCCGATCCTGGTGGAGGAGGACTGATGCCCCGACAGCTGGACCAGCTGCCCACGGACGCGACCACCCTGGCCCGCAAGGTGAAAGCCCTCGAGGAACAGGTCCGGGAGCTGCGGGGTGCACGCCGCCTGTCCTCGGCGACGCTCGGCCTGGTGCAGACAGCGCCCGACGGCGACCGGGTGGCACTGGAGCAGAGCAGCAAGAGCCTGCGCGTGTACGGGCCGGACGGCGAGACCGTCCTCGCTGAGCTCGGCCCGACCGCCGATGGAGGGGGTGGCCTGTGGACGCGCGGCCGGCAGGAGCCGAACAACTTCTCCGCCTCGCTGAACTCGGGCGAGCTGGCGTTCCGGCCTGTGCAGGACGGCCTGGTCCAGGTCCCCGGAAAGATGTACTACGACACCGACGCCTTCCAATACTCCGACCTGACCCTGACCTCCGGGTCGGTCGGTGTCAGCGACCACCGGGCGCTGCTCATCCTGGAGTCCATCTACGCGGGCGCCACCCCCTACGTGTACGTCCAGGGCGAGAACTCGACGCAGTGCAACATGGACGTCCTCGGCGTGCTCACAGCGAAGAACATCGCCTTCGGGCAGGTCAACATCACCCCGTCGGCGCCCAACACGCCCACCTCGGCGGTTGTGTCCGGGCTTGGGCTGATGGGCAGCACCTTCTACGCGGTGGCCACCGCGGTCACCAGCGCCGTCGGCACATCGGTCACCGGGGTCGGCGTCACAGGCGTCACCGCCAGCGGCCTCACTGTGTGGCTGACCCGCAGCAGCACGACCCTCACTCCTGTCTACTGGATGGTGATGGGCTCATGAGCACTCCGCCGGACGCGATCGTCTTCGAGCCGGCCACGTTCTACGCCGCGACCGTGCAGGACGTCACCGAGGACTGCGTCAACTTCGGCGAGACCTTCGAGGTCGCCGAGCTCTACTCCAACGCCGGAACGAACGTCGAGGTGCTCTGCGGTCGCTGCAAGAAGCCGATGCAGATCATCGCCGTGGTCCTGCTGGACCCGCAGCCCGAGATGCCCTGACGGCCTCCCATCCTTCCCCGCCCAGCCCCGAGCCGCCGGCCGGGGCTTTCCTTATGCCCCGGAGGCTTCATGAACCGCGCCGGTTACCGGCTCGTTCCCGCCGCAGACCTGCCTGAGAGCATGCGGCCGTGGCGTGACCGACCCGTCGCCTGGGCGAACGTCAGCCCCACGACCGGCACGTATCACCTCAACGCGCAGGGCGAGTACCTGTACTACCCGGACGGCGGGACCACCGGATACGACCACCCGGTCGGGCAGGCGCAGTTCGGGCTGGGCTGCATCGCCAGCTATCGCACCGAGACCGACCCAGCGCGCCGGGCGCTGTTCCTGACGCGGGCGCAGGCGCAGGCGGACCGGCTGATATCCCGTCGCCTCGAGGTCTCTGGCGCCTGGTGGTTCCCCTACGGCTTCGACTTCACGCACACCGTGCACTCCGGCGTCTCCTACACCGCGCCCTGGTACTCGGGCATGGCGCAGGGCGAGATCCTCAGCCTGTTCGTGCAGCTCTCCGAACTCGACGGCGTCACCGACGCCGATCGCGCCGAGTACCTTGCGGCCGCCGACGGCGCGTTCGCATCGCTGCAGACCGACGAGTACGGCTACCCGTGGGCCGTCAACACCGACGGCGCCGGCTACCTGTGGATCCAGGAGTACCCGGGCGCCGAGCCGGGCAGCGGCGACTACACGTACAACGGCATGATCTATAGCGTGTTCGGGGTCTGGGACTACTACCAGGCCACCGGCAGCCCGGAGGCTGCAGCCCTGTACGACGCCGTCGCCACCACCGTGGCCAGGTACTTCCCGCTGCTGCGGAACCCGAAATGGTGCAGCTTCTACTGCCAGATGCACCGCATCGAGGCCTACACCTACCACCAGCACCACATCGAGCTGATGCGGCAGCTCAACTGGCAGACCGGCAGCCCCGACTTCGCCGACCATGCGGACCGGCTCGTCGACGACTACCCGGCCGCCGGGGTGTCCGGCACCGTCGCGTTCGAGGCCGGTAGCCACACCCTGTATCGGTTCGACACCGCGGCGTCCGGCGCGTGGGTGTCGTCCAAGGCGGACGCGCTGCTGGACACGCAGGCCGTCACGTTCTCGCAGGACACGGCCGCGCCCGCGTCGATGCGGCGCAGGATCCAAGACCGAGGCATCTACTACCGGATCAGCGACGGCGCGTATGCGGGCTGGTGGGTGGGGGAGTCCTGGTCGAAGGCCTATCTGCGCGGCGTCTACCTGGCCACGATCTACCGGCCGGCGCGCACGGTCACCTTCCCCGGCGGCAGCGTCCCCGTCGACACGTACAAGGTGGCGACGGACGGCACCGTGACCAGCGTGAAGACCGTGAGCTTCGCCAGCCCCTCGAACGCCCCAGCCGACCGGCGGGCCATCGTCAACGGCCGACCGATGTTCCAGATCACCGCTGGCGGCCTCACCGGCTACTGGGTCC